AGAGGTTTACGATATAAGCGAAGAACAGGCTTTGTATAACTTCTATGAGCAAATGATAATGGGTGACACAATAGATAACGTGAACTACTTCAGAGGAAAAGGGAGAAGGTTTGCTGAGAAATACTTTGCAGGTTGCTACACTAAATACCAGTACACAAGGAAGCTCTATGAGCTATTCCAAAAAGAATACAAGGGGAAAGCGCGGCAAAAATACGCTGAATGTTACCACCTTTTAAAATTAAGAATTGATTAATGAAGAACCCTACACCAATACAAATTGGAAACGAAGTCAAAAGACTAGCAGGTATAGACGTTTACAGAAACACAAGGGCCGCACAATATGTCGAGTACCGCGCTTTGATATGTTTTATTCTAAGGGATAAACTACAAATGAGGTGGACATACATAGCCAGTTTCTTTCAATCACAGGGAAAGCATATGGACCACGCCAATGCGATGCACTTGGTTAAGATGTACCCTGTTTACAAGCTGTATAATAAAAAGCTACAAAAGCTAGAAGATAAATTCTTCTTCACAGCCAATGTTCCCTTTGACGAAATTGATAAGATAAAATACCTAGAAAAAAAATACGTCAGGTTGGAAACAGAATTTTTAGATTTAAAAAATAAATTTAAAAACCCATTAGTGAACCTTGTTTTAGATATTCCAACACATAGAACGCAGGAAATGAAGGGCAAGATAAAAGCAATAAAAAACACGTGGCTTAAAAACATAAGGTAAGTGCACGACATATGAGGGGAGTGCGGAAAATATTTGTGCTAGGAGTAGGCAAGGATTAAAATGCTCCCCTTATACATTGCTAAAGAGAGGGGCGGTTCACTATAAATTAATCCCTTGAAGGGAAAAACTTTTGGTTAAATACAAGCTGACCCCTCTTTTTAATATTTACAAAACAAAAAAAATAATTGAATTAAACACGTTATATGATTATGATACAAAAAGTTAAGATTACCGAAATATTCTCAAACCCCAACAATCCTCGTTCAATAAGGAAAGACAAGTTTGAGAAATTAGTCAAGAGCATTAAGGAGTTCCCTGAGATGCTTCAGCTACGCCCTATCGTCGTTAATAGTGATATGCATATACTAGGGGGTAATATGAGGTTTAAAGCCTGTGAGGAGCTTGGTTTGAAAGAGGTGTATATAATTAAGGCCGAAAACTTAACTGATAAGCAAGTACAACAATTTGTTATTAAAGACAATGTAGGCTTCGGAGAATGGGATTGGGATATACTGGCCAACGCTTGGGACACAAAAGAACTAAAAGACTGGGGTATGGATGTATGGCAGCCCGAAGAACAGGTTGATTACAGTATACTAGATGACGTAGACTTAGAAGATGAAATAGAAAGTATGTCAGACCAAACCAAAAAGTCTATTATACTAGAGTTTCCTGCTAAAAAGTTTGATGCCATTAAAGAGCTTTATGAAACCTTAAAAAATCAAGGGGTTAATATGCCTGATTTATTTTATAAAGCAATGCAGGATTATAAATTATAGAACACTTAAAATAGGAAAAGAATAAATTATGAAAATATTTTTGATGTACTATGATAGGTTTAAAAACGCAACGACTTCAACACTAATATCTAAAAAGCATACAGTTCTATGCCACGATAATAAAGATAAGTTTACTTGTATAGGCAGTCAAGGAGAATTAGTTGAATCAAAACAACCGAAAGGAATACAGAATAATTTTAATTACGGTTTATCTCTATTAGAAGAGGGTGAATGGGGTGTTTTTATGAGCGATGATTTAATAGGGGCAAAAAAGCTAGAGAATAATAAATTTGTTAATTGTAGTGTAGAATACCCTTTAAATGAATTAATAAACATATTACCGAAATGCGATAAGATGAATATTCACCTTGTTGGGTTAAACTCTACTGGAAACCCTTTTTACGCAAAGAAAAAATATTCTAAATTCGGTTTAGTAGATGGCAGGTGTTTCGCTATTAAAAAAACAAAATTCACTTTTTACGATAAAATAAACACCATACCCGACTATTACGCTACGGCTTATCATTTGAATAAATATGGTGGTAACTTGATTTTAAATTACACCTTTTTAGATTTTAAAAGATATGAGAAAGGTGGGTTAGGGAGCGCGGAAGATAGAATAAAAGATAAGGTAAAAGATGTTTCTTTAATGAAAAACCTATTCCCTAAAAATGTTAAAATAAAAGACAAGCCAAACGAACCAAAAGGTAGCCATATAATCATAACAAGATGAAAACACTTAAACTGATAAAACAAGAGCATAGTACAAAGATAGGTTAAGCCTGTGGGTTTACCCCTGCAACTGTCACAGAAAGCTGTTTGTTAGAATACGAAGGAAAGGTAATAGGGTTTTATTTAACAGAATTACCTGACAAGCTAAAGCAATATATTAGCATTGCAAATAAGGAGTTCCTAAGTAAGAATGTGCCAAAGCAACAAATGGCAAGAGGCCCAAGTGGAACTAATAAATCAATTGAAAAAAGAAAGGGTACAGAAAAGGAATTAATTGAGCAATACAGCACAATCCTTGGAGGGGTATTGGCTAAAGCACATATGCGGCGGCCTTATAATTCTGTTTCATCAGTACATACAAACCCAAAAGCAAAGACATTCATAAAAGCTATGTTATTGTCTTGCTTAGAAGCAGAAAAGCTCATTGAGTTATATATGCCTGAACAATACGCAGCACAAAAAAAATTAATAGAGGAAACCACTTTACCTGAATACAGGTTTGGAAACCTTTTTACCAGTAGCATATCAAATTTTAATATTGCAGCATCATTCCATCAAGATAGAAGCAACCTTAAAAACACAGTCAATGTGATATTAACCAAAAGAAAAGACACAGAAGGCGGTTCTTTATCTGTTCCTGATTTTGGCCATACATTTGAACAGGCAGACAACAGTATTTTAGTCTACCCTGCTTGGTATAATATACACGCTGTGACTAAGATTATACAGCACAATGAGGACGCTTATAGAAACTCTTTAATTTTTTACCCACTAAGTGGATTTGACAAATAATATGAACAAAAGTAGACACATAAAAAAGGAAAGCCTTTTAAAAGCATTAGAACAAAGTTTAGGCATTGTTACAGTAGCTTGTAAGAAAGCAGATGTGCCACGCAGTACATTCTATAAATGGTTAAATGAAGATGACGATTTTGCCAAAGAAGTTAAGGATATTGAGAACATAGCTTTAGATTTTGCCGAAAGCCAGTTACATAAACAGATATCAGAAAACTCAACTTCAGCAACCATATTTTACTTGAAGACAAAAGGAAAAAACAGGGGTTATGTTGAACGTCAAGAAATAACTGGCGTTGAGGGAATGCCTACTAACTTTCAAATTGAGATAATTGGTTCCGCAAAAAATAAAGACTAATGTTGTCTACGAACATTTAATAGATAACAATAAAAAGATTGTAGTTGAACAAGGTGGCACAAGGTCGGGTAAGACCTATAATATCATCTTGTGGATTATATTTCAATATTGCACAACAAATCAAAACAAGATAATTACAATTTGTCGCAAGACTTTTCCTAGTTTAAGAGCTACTGTACTCAGGGATTTTATAGGCATACTACAAGCCAATAACATATACAGCGAAAACTTTCATAACAAATCTAATTCAGAGTATAACCTCTTTGGAAACCTTATTGAATTTATATCCTTAGACCAACCCCAAAAGATAAGGGGTCGTAAAAGGGACTTGCTTCTTATTAATGAGGCGAATGAATTATACTTTGAGGACTGGCAACAGTTATTATTTAGAACACAAGAAAAGATAATCCTTGACTTTAACCCTTCTGACGAATACCATTGGATTTATGACAAGGTGTTACCTAGAGAAGATTGCGCCTTTTTTAAAACAACATACTTAGACAACCCTTTTGTTGAGGATTCTATTATACAGGAAATAGAACGCCTTAGAGACACCGATGATGAATATTGGCAGGTATACGGGTTAGGGGAAAGAGCAGCCAGTAGGAGTACTATATTTAAGTATACAGAGGTAAATCAAGTTCCAATAGATGCAGCTTTAATTGCTTACGGTATGGATTTCGGTTACACTAATGACCCGACCACCTTTGTAGCGGTATACACTCAAGGCCATAACCTTTATGTCAAAGAACATTTGTATAGAACGCAAATGACCACACAGGACATCAACCTGTTTCTAAGGGGTGAAAACCTTTTATCTAACGCTATTTATGCTGATAGTGCTGAACCGCGTTTAATTAGTGAGCTAAGGCGTATGGGACACAATATACTTCCAAGCATTAAGGGGCGTGATTCTGTGAACGCAGGTATTGATTTGCTAAAGCGTTATAAGATTCACATACTAGCCAGTTCAACAAACGCGATATCTGAGTTTAGAAACTATAAATGGAAAGAAGATAAAGCGGGAATGCTAACCAACACTCCTGAAGATAAGCACAACCACATCATTGACCCTTGTAGGTACGCTACATACTCTATTCTATCAAGGCCAAACTTCGGTAAATACGCATTGCATTAAATAAGTTGTTAAATATTTTGTTTATAACTTTAAAAGGTGTATATTTAAGTATTACTAAAAACAAAACGATATGACAACATTTAAAAAGTACAGCCAAAACCTAAAGAGGGTTGGCAATGAAATTAAAAGCTACAATACAATTGTTGCAAGGATTGAGGGCAATGATTTACTTCAGTTAGGTTATTGGTCACAGACCACACAAAAGCACATTAATTATGTAGCTGATGAGTTAGACCTAATTTTAATAAAAGAATAATATGAACTACGAGGTATATTACGCAGTAACAAGAGAAGCAAGAATTTTTGCAAATATGGAAGACGAGCTTATGGCTACGTTTGAAAACTTTAAGGATGCTGT